TAATTAGCAAATAGCGTGTTTTGTATAGGATAATCAAGTATCGTACTTGTTTCAGGAGCAAAGTTCAAAGTATAATCCGTTCCATTATACTTCAAGTCTTGACCAAATGGCGTGTAGTCGTTTACCGTTGTATGTCCTCCTCCATCATTTGCCCATTTAAAGTCTGAGACCTGATTTCGGTACTGATACAAAAGAACAGGCTTTGGTATGTATGGCGCAAATTCCGAGTTTAAAGAGTAACCAACTTGAAGCACCTGCGTTCCGTTAAATTTCTGCTGCAACAAATTCTCAAAAGGCAGCTCAATTGTAAACTCGCCTCCGTCATAATTGTATTGATAACTCGTGTCTCCGTAAGCCTTGCTAAATGTCTGAGCAAAATATTTGTTTAATACGCATTCAGAATCTTGGTATTTAAACGCTATTTTTTTGTATAGCGGCATCCTTGCGTGTTCAATCGTAGTTACGTCTACATACTCACTAACGTCTACAACTGCGCCTTTCGAATACCAGTCATCTAATGGCTCAACAAAATATTCCCCGTCCGTGATTGAGTAGACCGTCATGTTAAAAACCTTCAAGATTCCTGAAAAGAAATCAGCTACCTTCATTACAGGAGCTAAAGTAGATAAGTCAATGTTAGCAATCAATGTTAAACTCGCAACACTTATTGTGATTTTATTTGAAAAACTTACAGGTACTCCAAAAGAATCCTCAACTACACCTGAAACTTGGTAGTCAATTGACATGGCAACACTCGCTGAATTATTTGCCCTAATCTCAAATGTCATTAAGTTATCTAAACCTATCGCATTTGCTATCTCAATAGGTTGCTGAATACCTGTTGCAGTTATTATAACTGTTTGATAAAAGTTTCCATTTTGGTATACATCAACATAAGCAGTAACTCCTGCGCTTAACGTGGTAACATTTAAAGTAATAAAATGCGTAAAAATATCAACGATTGTATTTTCTACGTGGATAGTATTGGTTGTTAAATCAACTGCGTTTGTAAGATACGCTGCTACCTCTGCATAGTTTGGTGTTGACGTTATTGGTACTGAACTTTTAGCAGTAAAATCTAAATCAGTTGCCGCAGTTAAAAAATTTAAAACCTCTTTACTTTTATACCACAAAAACAAATCGGTAAAACGTTGGTCTTGCAAGAACGAACCCTGAAAAGTTATCCCATATTTATTAGCAATCAAATCAAATATCTTAGAAACTCGCAGTGCTGGGAATAGTTCGTTTTTATTTATCGCTCCTGAATTTGTATGTATGTCGTTATTCGTAGAAGTTCCCGTTGACGTGTTCGGCGTTGGTGGGTCTACTGATAGCGATTGATACTCCCAAATGCGATAAGAAGTGATTAGCGGGTACTTTACATTGTAGGTATTATTTCCGTCTTGGATTCGTGCTAAAACTTCAGCAGAAGTAAACTCGTAAGCGTAATCTGAGTAATCTAAATCCGAAAGTAAATCCTCACCGAAGGTATCTTTAAGCGTTACACCTTCTCCGTAGAAAGTGAGCTTGTAAGAACTCGGCTTTCCGTTTGTCAGCGTTGCTCCGTCTAATTGTACTTTGCCCTTACGAAAGGTTGTTAGGTTGATTTCTATGTATGCGTCTTTTCGTAGGTTGTTATCCGTTGAAAAATCAATGTCAGAATTATACCAATGCTGAAAAAATGCGTTGTTAACATCCGATGCAGGCACGGTGAAGCCTTGCGAAAAATCCGTAAAGGTCTTTGAAATATCCTGAACGTTTTGGATAGAACTTGTTACCTGTATTTGTTCGTCATTGAATAACTCAATGCGGTTGCCTTCTATGTAGAGTTGCGCCTTTCTCATCATACTACTGAATTGATAACATCGTAAGCAAATTCAAACTCAAGTTGGTAGTTAATCATGTGCGTGTTGATGCTCTTGAATAGCTCCGTGTTTTTGGTGTTTAGCTTTGCAGGCTTTTCATCTATGAGAATTTTCTCAGACAACATCAACTGCCTGATAACTTCCTTGTAACTTTCGCTTACCCAATCCGTATTAACACGAATCATCTTCTTTCCGTTGGCATTAAATACTGCTCTTTGCCCTTCATACTGCGAGTAGTTAGGGTATGTTGGTTGCATTAAATTATACTCCGTGTTTTCAATCGCTAAACTATCGAAACTTGCTTTAAAAAACCATTCTCGCTGCCAAGCACCAAACTTATTGACAAAGTCAACTTGAACTGGAGTATACTTACATTCCTCTTTAGGTACGAAAGTTGCCGTAAATAATACCGCAGAACTGCCGTCAATTATTTCTAATTTGTTTCCTACCGCACCATAGCTTGAGTATACTCTCGGCACATCTCTCCATACGTTATTTGTAAGCGATACAGTTTGAGTTGCGCCTGTTGATAGGTTAGTGTATTTCACCGAATTACCGCTACCTGTGTAAAGCGTTATCCATCCGTACTCACCGCTTAAATTGTAATTATAGGTGTAAGTTCCTTGACTAAGTAAATAGTTTCCTAGCGCAGGGTTGTAGCCTTCCTCATAGTAGCCGTATCCGTCAACACCAAAATGAGTTTGCGTAGAACCAACCTGAACAAAAGACGTACTAACTTTCTTAAATAGCTTTAAGCCTACGTTGCACCATTGAGAAGTAGGTGTTGCAGCAACTGAGCTTGGAGATTGCAGCGTATTATGGTCTATATATTCTCTGATGTAAGGTGAAACATCATAGTAAGTCGCAGGATTGTTTGACGAAGGTATCTTCTTGCTTAATGTGTAAGAAGGTGAAGCAGGCATTGAACCTGTGCCATTCCAAAGGAAGATTTGCAGCTTTGTCTCAATCTGCCCTGTTTCGTTTATCGTAACTACGTACGGATTGCGTGCGTTAATTGTTGCCATTATTTCAGTATATTATCAATTTGTTGGTTAAATAGTTTTTCTGCATCCAAGCCAAATGATTGTACAAGTTCGTTAGGTAGATTCTTGTAAGCTGCCTCAAATGGTTTAGTAAAAAACATACTCGGTTTCATTCCTTTGTTGTAGATTCCTCGTGTGATTAGAAACGCAGTAGATTCATAGCTTAAAAACCTTCCTGATTTTCTATCCTTGAATTGAATCCGTCTTTTTTTAACCCAGTCAAAGATTCCTTTTCGTAGTCCTCCTTGTCGACCTGTACCCGAACCAAATTTAAACGGAGAGTTAGGTGCTTTCGATGAACTTTTTTTACCCTTAACACCCAAGTCTTGATACGCTCCGTAATCTTCCATGTAGAACTGAAGCGAGATAGAGTTAGGCATAGCCTTTACATCCCCTTTAATCGAGTTATATAAGCTCTTGGATACGTTCTTTCGTTGGTTTGTTAAGTTGCGTTTAGATACGCTAATAACGTGGTTACGGAAACGCTCTAAAGATTTCTTTACCTCGCTTTGTTCCATCAGCAGATTGTTACCTCATTAGGGATTAAAACATCAAATGTCATTGTCCATCCTGCAAGGTTGTTCTCAAATCTCTCAACAAATGGTTCGCAGTTAGGATTTCCGTCTACTACAACTTGTGAATCCCACATATTGCCGTGTAGCATTTGTGCATAAGCTCGGTTTAGGATTTCTAATTGAGTGTTGAGTACGTCTTGCTCGTTCGTGTTTCCCCTGAATCCGTCAGTAGTTGCCTCTTTACTTATGTTGACGATGTCCATTGCAATCAGGCTAACATTGAATCTTACCACATTGGTTTCAAACGATGCGTTGTTAATCATAACGTGTACAAGCGGAAAGATAGTCTGCTTGTTTAAATCCACCTCAAAGATGTCTCCTTCGGTTACGGTGTTCACCAGTGCATCAGCATTGAAGTGAGTTTGTAGAGCTTGTGTTATAGTGTAAAATCCTTTCATCGTCTCATTTGTCTTTGGAGTTGTCTATGTTCGATTTCGTTTTTTTGCTTCTCGAAGGTGAGATAGGTGAGACATTTAGTAAGTCTAAGTTTGGTAATTTCATCGAACTTAGTAACGTCTCCCTTAGCGAGTCCATATATAGACTGATACCATCCCCATCGCTTGGCAAATTGAGTTGTTTCACTAAAGTCGCTGACAGGTTCTTGTCCTTCTTCAAGTTCTTCTCCAAATAGTTCAGGGTAGCCCTCAGTAACTCGCTTCCTAAATTGTAAAAAAAAACCGATGCTGCTATGCACACGTCTAATGGAGCGAACTGCATCAGCTCTTGATGGTCTTTACTTGGTGTGTAGTCGTGGATTTCGTACTTGTCTTTGATTCGTGTTTTGATAGGTCGGTACATAACCGCCATAGCTTTGTTGTAGGTATCCCAACTCTGCAAATGGTTCTCCAAATCTACATACTCACCAAATGTGATTTCTTCTAAATTCGGAATAAAACCAAACTCAACCTCTCCGATTTTAAACGTCTGCTGAAATTCAGGCTTTGCCGAGAATAACTGAGCAAAGTGTGCCACCATTTCGTTAAGCGAGGTGAGTTTAATCTTTGCAACGTCCGCTAATCGGATGCCGCAGAAAATCTCAATCATTTTTTGAGCTATAAACTCTTCATCGTTAGAACCTTTCTGCACGTTTAAGAAGTCCACATAGTGTTTAAGTGGGATTTCGTTGAGTGATGTAGGTACTTTTACTTGGATTTCCATAATGTTATAAGTCTTTTAATCGTTTTTGTATTCTTGAGCAAGGACATACGAGTACGCTTGTGCTAACATTTGAGCGTGTTTACGCATACTGAACACATCGTCAAAGACAATATGTACTTTTCTACCAGTTCGTTTGTAGATGTATTCCTCTACAATTGCCTTCATGCGTGGCAATTCATCGGATTGCGTATTGTCCATAGTTTGAATTTAAGCCGAGATTCTCCATCTCGTGGTATCTAAGTGCATCTATAGCGTGGTCATTGCCTCCTGCAGGGTTATTTAGCCTTACTCCGTGTTTATCTACATCCCAACAATAGCTTCTCAGCTCTTTGATTAGATTTGTGCTTTGCTTTGTGACTAAATACTGCTGACGTTGCATCACATCAATTCCGTACTTAATCGAGTCCTTACCTTTTGTAACGCCTTTTATCGTCTTTCCGTAGCGTCTTATTTCGTCTATTGATTTAGGCTCTGAGGAATCAGCGTAGATAGTAACGCTTGACGGAAGTACCTTTGCGATGTCAGAGTTTAGCATTCCTGTGCGGTAAACAAGTTCGTTTACTATTCGAACTCCATTCCAATTATACACCTCAATAGCTGCGGTAGGGTCATTCGTGTAACCAAAGTCAAGCCCTATCCCTATAAGTCGTGCGTCATCAGGTAGCTTGTCAATCTCTTTCCAATTGTCAAACACTACACCTTCAAGCATTCCGACCTCACCGAGTCCGTAAACCCTCCACCAATTTGCCCAATAGTTAGACGTAGCTGCTTTGTCTCGGTTCTTTTCTATCTGACGTACTATACTCTCATCAAGTGCCTCGTTATCTTTGTAGGTAAGAATAATAAAATCTGCGTCAGGTTCGTCTTTTAGTTCGGTGTGTACCCAAAACTCATTTGCAGGGTTGAAGTCAAGGTAAATCTCTTTCTTGGTACGTATGGATAACTCAAGGTAAGCGTCAAAGGTGACGTTGTTACATTCGTTTATGTACAGGACATCCCTTCTTGCTCCTCTAAGTTTAGATGCGTTATCAGCAGAGAAGAACTCCATCGTACTTCCGTTGGCAAATTCGTATCTTAATAGGGTTGCGTTAAACCTATCCTCAACAAACCTACCAGTCCACCTCATAATCTTCAGAAAGTCTTTGAGCGCACCTCTTCTTAAATGTGGGATAGTCTCAGCAACTACGGAAACTTCTAATCCTTTTTCACGAGCGCACTTATCTATCAGCACAGGCAAGATTCCAAACGTCTTACCTGCTGAAGTACCTCCCTGAATTATCTTAACCCTCTTTTCGAGTTCGTAGATTTTACGAATTGCCGTTGTTACCTGAAACATTAAAGTTGAATAGCGGTTGCTCGGTTACGATAGTGTTCTCGGTCTTCTCCGTGAGTCCGTTTAAACGTGCAGTTAAGTTAGCGTTGTACTGCCCTACCAAGCCTCCGTTGATTTGGTCTTGACGGATTTCTCGCTTTATATGTGTAGAGATACCGCAAAATTCTTGATAAGCTCCTTCGGTATTCCTAATGTAGTGTTCGATTGTTAGGTCAAACTTATTGAAGCAGTAGACTTCAAAGCCTTCCATTGTGAGAGGACATTCGAGAGGTTCTGCAACCATATCACCAGTCCTTTGGTTTAGGTTGTATTTGTAACGAGGGTTTTCTTTTACCCATAGTTTGTAGCTTTTGAATAGCTCTAATAGATGTTCGGGACTATCTATCTTTCTTGGTCTTCCTACTTTTGCCATTATTTATTTCGTGTTTTGTTAGTTGTATCATACATTGTGAGTGCCTTACTCCTAAATCAGGGAACTCTTTTACCATTGAGTCATCTGCCATACATCTTTGCAGAAACTCGATTGGTAGTTCTTTAGGTAGTGGAGTTATTGTAGGCATCTTTTACCTTTCTAAAGTGGTCTAAAAATTCGTCTTCGCTTATCTCTTCTAAACACATCAAGCCATCTGAATCGGTAAAGTATTCGATTAGATGGTGTCCGTCTTTTCGTATCCTCGCTGACATTTCGTGAGCATACTCAATCAGGTCTCTGCCGTAGTCTAAAAGATAATATCTCATTTGTTATATTCAGCGTAGACCTTTTGCATTTTAAATACCAGTTCTCTAAAGCAAGATGCGCAGCTTGTAGGCTCTTGACGTAGGTTGAAAACACGGTTGTAAATTGCAATGAGTTTAGTCTGCTCACTTGGCTTGAAAGTGTCTTTTGCAAGTATGTTTGTTTCATTTAGCCATTGGTATTCTTCTTCCGTTAGGCAGTTCGTGTTTCGGTAAGGAAATAACTCATTGAGCTTCTTCTTACGTTCTTCGCATCCGCAGTCCTCACCTGCTACAAACTCTACTAACTTTTTGATTCCTGTGGCTTCCGTGATTTGTTCGATTGTATCACCTAAACCCTGTGCTTTTCTTTTTGCCATAATTAAATTAATTCAAATTCGTTATTTAAAAAGTCAGTGTAGTCTTCTCCGACTGACTGACGGATTCTTTCTTTGCAAGATTTTATAGTTCTGAAAATAGACATTAAACTTATACCTGTGTCCTCTGCTATCTTGCGCATTGATTTTTGTTCGTCTTTATATATCTTCCATAGCTTTTGGTCGTACCAATCCCAACTGGCTACCTCGTAGTTTATTCTTTCGTAGATGTTATCTAAGGATTCGTGTTTAATTAGCTCAAATTCCTCACCTGATAAATCCCTAACAACCTCTATAGATAAGTCATTAGATGCAGTTTTGTTTGCCCTGTACGTTGTGTTTCGAAGTAGTATCCACATAAGCGCACGATTTGGCTCTCCGTCTATTAGTATCTTTTGGTAGTAGTTGTATTCGTGGATTTTTAGGTAAACATCATGCACGATGTCCTCTGCTGATTCATCATTGCCAAATAAACGGACTATGTTAAGCCATTCCTTATGGTGCTTTGATAAGATATTTAGTGCGTTCATTGGTTAAATTCTAAACAAATATAAGACTATATTTTAATCAAGCAAGTTGCCTACAAAAAAAGCCACCTGTTAAAGTGGCTCTAAATCGTTTAAATACACCTCTCGGCTAACGTAGTTATCTAACTTGTGAAGTGTTGATAAGGTGACGTCTTTGCCTTTTAGGAAGTTGTTTACCTGAAAGTGGTGCATCTTGTATCCTAATAGCTTGATGTCCTCTACGATTTGGTTTCGTGTTCGGGTAAGCAGGAGTTTGTGTATCTGCTTCCTTAGGTCTTCGTCATTGATATACATATCAAAATGGTAGGTCATCGTCAATACTATCCCCAATAGGCGCACGTTCAACTGGCGCAACATACGGCTCGCTGAATGCAGCGGAGAAGAAACTTCCGTTTTTGCCTTGCTTTACCCACAAAGCTACTTCCATTTCTTTACCATTTACGTTTACCTTTCCTTTATAGTCGGGTTGTTTTTCATTCGTCTTTTTGTCGTTCTTAAAGATTGCTCCTGTGTTTGTTTTGTTTTCCATTTGTTATTTAATTAAAATTTAATACTTTATTTATAAATTCTTTTGTTTCTTTTTGATGCCAAGAGTATTCAAGTTCCCAATCTTTTTCTTTGAAATATTTTTTAATATCATCTAAAGATTTAAACCATTTTATATCTCTTTCAATTTCTAAAATTAAATCAATTTTTTCTTCTTTGGTTGAGCATCCTTGAAGCCAATCGCATCCAGAACAAGAACCAAAACCAATAATTGTATATCCATATTTACCATTTTTTTCTAATAAATATCTTTCATCGCCTTGATAATCATCGTCATTTAATTCCATTACGATTGTACCAAAACACGAAACTACATCATTATAGTCCGCATACTCTTTTCCGTTTACCCAACCATTTAGTTGAGATGGTATTTTCTTTTCCATTATAAATTAAAAATTAACTTGATTACTAAAATAATTACTACTGCCGTTACAAGTAGCATTGTGCAGATTGCTGCGATATATTCGTTTTCGGGTTTCATTGTTCTATTATTTGTACATCAACTTTGACTTTTTTACCCTCGCTTAATATCTGCGCCAAGTCATCAACCAAGTCTTGAATCAATCGCCAGTTGCTTACAGATATTTTTTCAAATGTTTGGGTTTCAAAATACTGCTCGTGGTAAGTAGTACCCTCACCTATTCTTATAAATTCACTTTGTATTTTCATTGCTCCTCTTTTACGATTTCTAATGTTCCATTGATTGAATATCCAGTTAATCGAATCAACTGCTCGATGTGATGAAGCAAGTCATCAATCTCCACATCCTCGTGTTCGAACTCATAGCTCGCTTTATTTCCGTAGTGGGTTATTTCTATTTTCATTGTTCTTATTTATCAATGTGAATTAAAAAACTTGCCTTTCGTTTTAATGTAGGGTACTGACTAAATAGCCACAAAGTTAACTCGTCTTGTTCGGAGTCATCAATATGGAACTCTGCGTAGGTATGTACTTTATGTCCTTGTAGGATTTCGTCTTTTTGTAAATGCTGTGGAATCTCCGATAGCTTAATTACTGATTTTGTTATTTGTTTCATTGTTCTTGTTTAAAGTTTAATAATTTCAGGCCATACTTTTTTTATCTTTGATACATTATGTTCTTCAACAAATATGTTATGGGAAATGAAATCACTTGCTGTATATGGGATGTTATTTTCTCTTAACCAATTGAAAAATGCGCCTTCTAATTTTTCACTCATGTTTGAAATTTTTTTAAAACTTATAACTACTGTTTTCATTGTTCTTGTTGTTTAGTTTTTAATTTTAACTTTCTTAATATTCTACCATCTTTAGTGGCGTTATTTGCGTGAAATGTACAATACCATTTACCTTCAAAATATTGGTTATTGGTTATTGTTGCATTTCTTGTACAATTTTTATGGTCGCATTTCATTGTTCTTGTTGTTTAAATTGTTCAAACCATTCTAAGTCTTGTTTAAGGAGTAATTCTTGAAAAGGTTTAACGTTTGTGCCAAAATGTTTAGACCTTTGTGTTAATAATTTAATTACATCTTCCTCGCTATAACCTTTCTGCTCCTTCTCCATTTCCAAAGCCTCATGAATTTCATCTTCGTGGTCAGTTGTGCAATCTAAACCTAATTCATGCACTAACCATTCTACTGCTGTTTTCATTGTATTACATTTTTGTTTAACTTATGTGGCAATTTTTACCACTTATCCTTGTCCTCATTGAGCATCTCATCGTACTCGCTATTCATCAAATCAATAATGGCATCCTTTTGCGCTTGCTTCAAATCTGCTTTGAGCTTCTCAATGTATAGCGTGGCATCCATCAGCTCCTCCTGTAAGTGATTCAGCCAATCAGTGAGGTTTAAATCGGTTCGTGTTAGCATAGTTCCGTACTTCTCTATCCCTCGTTGTGAGCGTTCTGCGTACTTCGCTAAAACTGCCATTACTATCGGGTCTTCTACTTGCTGGTTCATAGGAATTTCATTAATTCGTTGTAGTACAATCTGCAATCTTCTATACGGTCTTTGATTTGCTCGATGACTGCTTCGTCTTTTTGTACGTAGAATACTTTTACTCTGCGGTTCTTTGGGATTTGGCTAAATTCGTGTTTTCTCAGAATCTCCTCACGCAAGTCGTAGTCCTCATCAATCTTGTGTAGTTTCCAATGCGCTCTACGGATTTCATCCTCTACCATGTCGATAGGTGTATCAACAAGACAATAACAAAGCATTGCCTGTTCCTTGCCAGTCAACCATAGATAACCTTGCAACTGAAAAAAGTAGTCTTTGTTAGGGATTTCGGTATCAAAAAAAGGAAAGGTAGTAGCATCCCAAGAGCTTTTTACGTCAAGTAATACATCCTCCGTGTTTACGTCAGGTGTTCCTTTGATATAATCGTTCTCAAAATACTGCTCGTTCTTGTAGATAAAGTTTACGTCTAAGACCTCATTAACTAACGAGATAGATAAATCCTCAACTGCGTTGCCTTTGTCCGTGTAACGGCTTGAAAACTCCTTCCTGATGCCGTATTTCTCTTGTAGCACTAGTTCGTGGATGTAAGTTTTAGCCGTTTGGGATAGTAGCTCCGTTTTAGAGCGTGGTGTTGCCATGATTTTACCTATGGCAGAACATCGAATCTTGAGAGCTTTCACAATGCGTTAAGCATATCAATTTGACCTTCAGTTAATGCAAAGGATGATTCGAGTTTCTCTCGTGTGAACTCACCTTTGGCGATGGCTTGTACTGCTGCGCTAAAACGCTTTTGGTCAATTGCAGGTAGTTTCTTCTCCGTCTTTGAGTTGTCTTTAGAGTCGGGGTCGGATTCAGTCTCGTCAATTAAGAACAAACCATTGAGAGCGTACTTACGAGCGTAGCTTGATGCAGTGCCAGTGCATTGCTCACTTGACATTCCTTTGTGTTCTCCAAGCTCTGCAAAACCACAAACTGTTAGACTTTCACCTGAAGCATCTAAAATGATTGCAGTAGCCTTTAAAAATAGCTTACTACCTACCTCAACTATATTATCGGTAAGAATTAATTGTAGCTCGTGTTTTTGTAGCAATGGCTTGAGTGATTCGAGAATCTGCTCGGCACTTCGGTACTTGTACTTTCCAAACGAGTTGAAAGAACCTTTTGGGCATTTTAGTTCTGCCTGAACTTTTAGTAAACTTTTCATAGCGTGTTATTTTTATACAAATATATACATTATTTAGATATAAATATATTTTTATTTAAATATTTTTCAATAAATCTTCCATCGGTAGCAATATTCCTTTACTGGTATTTGAATCTCCACCTAAAATATCTCGGTTTGTGCCTATGTATTTTCTGCACATCTGCTTTAATTCGCTTGTTTCAATCAAAATGCTTCGTGTTTTACTAAACCAATACACCCACCATTTAGCTTCAGTTGTGCTGATTCCGCTTTTCTTGCCTCTGCTTTCATATTCTACAAATAGATTACCTGTCTCATAGCACTTAAAATCACGTTTTACTTCGATTGTAGAAGCTATTACCTCGCTTAACAAGGTTTCATACTCCTGACCTATTTTAAGGTCGTAACGGAAGTCACTATTGTATTCCATTTTTAATCTTGTTTTTGTAGGTTTTGATTATTTCTTTTAGTTCGTCTTTGGTGAACTTGCGTGTTACCCTTGCTCTTGCCTCAAGTTGATTAAATCTTTCAGCTCCGATTTTGGTTAGTAGGTTAGCTCTATACTCAATTAGGTTGCCTGATAAGAAACTATTGCACCTCTCGCATTGCAGGTGAACATTATCCTCATCAAAACGTACGTTCCAATGATTGTTAGCGTTGAAAAAATGCCCTGCGTTTACCTTTTTAGGTACTTGCTTACATGAGATGCAGAGTTCGTCTTTGTCTCGTTCCCTGATGTATTTGTTAAATACCATTTGAGCAGCCTTTACAATGTCTTGCACTGTCTCTAAATCGGCTTTCATTTGCTTTTTCTTCTTCTGCCAGTTCTTTACTTTCGCTTCTTGAACCCAAGCATCAACACACATTTTATTCAAGCAGTATTTTTGATTAAAGCGCACAGGCTCAAACTTCTCCTTGCAGTTCTTGCATCGCATCAGTCTAATTCAATTACTTCTTCAATCCATTGGCGAAACAAAATCTGCAACTGAATCTGCTCGTCAAATATCTTACCTGCGTTCTCTCCGTCTATTCGTAGGATGTCTCGGTCTACACGCTCAATTTCTTCGGCAAGTATATTAGCCTTTCTTTTTAATGATTGCTTAAATACATACTGATTGTTTAAATCCTCAATGAAGTCTGCCAACACAGGAAGGAAGGCGGTCAATGCTACTAATTTTTTCTCTTTTCTCATTTGTTCTTGTTTTTATAGTTCAACATTTTTGTATTTAATTTCTTCTTGTAGTTCCTGATAAGCCACTCTCAGTTGAGCGTTTCGCCTTGATAACTGATTCAGCTCTCGGTTTAAACTTACAATCTCGTTTTCCATTTCTTTAATCACAAGTTCGGTTTTTAATAGCAGCTCTTCGCTATCTCTACCGCCATTGATGTAGTCTTTTGCATCAGGCTTTTCTGCTTCTAATCTTAAGCGTACATTTTTTATTCGTTCTCGGACAGTCCAAATGGTGTTCTTTGCCCATAGTATTTTAAGGTCTAATTGCATATTTCGTTTTTTTATAGTCCACAATAACCTGAATCGCACTCATTGAAATCGCTTTCAAAAATGTCAAGTTGTAACTTATGGTTTTTAATTTGCTCATACAAAAACTGACTTTTCCATTTAGTATACTGAGAGCGTTCGCCTTTAATTTTCTTTCTAAAATCTTCAGCTACATTTTCTTGCTTGACAAACCATTCCATTTTGTTTGGATGCCAATCAAATCTCTTTCTTAATAAAATTGGGTTTTGGTGAAAACATCCAACGCAGTTATTTATTGGAGCAAATCTAACTGGCTTATCTTTCCAAAATTCTTCAATATCGTCTTTAAATAATCCATCCTCTATAAGAGGAAATGCTGGTTTTTGCCAATCAAATTCTTTCCATTTATTATTGCCATTCTTATGTTTTCCAACTACGAGTTTTGCTGGTACAAATCCACGTTCATTTAATGAAGCCAATGTATTCTTTTTTCTGCCTTGTTCGTTAGCTCTAAAACCTAATCTAACTTCAATTGGCTCGTCAAAATTTTTATACCACCATTGTTGCATAGGAATTATCTTTAACATATTGGTGCAAAATCGTTGACTAACATTTGGAACTGCTTTTTGCTTCAAAATAATATCCTCAAAAGCATATTCACTTGTTATCCATTCAATCTCTTGACCTAAATACTGTTCTAAATCTAAAATAGTATGAATGATTTTGTCATCTTCGAGAGTACCAATAAATTCAACTCCAATCTTATCGCTAACTATTTGACGAAGTTTTGCATCAGGATACATACAATCCTTGTCGTTTGTTCTTACGAGAGCAAATAAATTAAAATCAGCAGGATAATGAGCTGCTAAATATGCTGAGGTTCTACCTCCACTAACGTTGTTTACTGTTTTCATAGCTTTTGTTATTTTATTGTTTTTAAATCGTGTTAAATATAATACTTGTTCTTGCCATTTTTGTAATTTATTTTCCATTTTAAAAAGGGTTTTGTGTTTGTATTTCTCTTGGTCGGTGTTTTTCTAAAGGGTCTATTCCGTGTATTTGGAATCCGATTCCTGAATTGAAGTAACAATACACAGGCTCATTTAATGCCGTGTGCTTTCCACCTGTCTCAGTATCTTTGATTTTCTCTACTCCTACCCAAGTTATTAGCTTCATTGTTTCGTGTTTGATTAGGCGGTGTATCACAAACATATCATCACAGCGATTCAAAAAAGCCTTACCACCTTCAATGTGGTCTTTAAGTGGCGGTTTCAAATGTCCTTTCCATTCGCCATCTTGATAGATGTTACCAGTTCTTCCTGATTCAGTATTAGGATGCGTGTTTATGTAGATGGTCATTCCCGTTTGATTCACAAACTGCCTTGCTCGGTTCATAAATTCGTAGTTACCTGCAAAGCTCATTTCACGGTCTAAGCCTGTAAACGGGTCAATCAATCCTACATTGCATCCGCTCTGCTTGAATAGTTCGAGTATGTCATCAGGTTTGTAGAGTTTCGAGTTATCAATGAACGTAAAGAACTGCTCCAAGTAAGCAAGGTCTCCGCTGATTTGTGAGTGGCTCAGTTTACTGAAATGTTTGCCTCTATACATTTGAATCATATCTCTAAGGATTTGACCTTTTTGATTCTCACCTGACCAAATGCAGAACGTGAGTCCGTGTTTAAGTGCAAGCGTGAGAAAGTACCAGTTTATCCAATACGTCTTACCAACATTATCGTGTCCTAAGATTATGTTAAGTTGCTTAGGCTTGAATCTTAAATGCTCATCTAAGAAGCAGTCAAGTCCGAGTCCTTGTTTGATTTTACCATCTCGCACATCCAATAGGTATTGTAGTGCATCTCCTTGTTTCGTTAGCATAGTCCTAATTTTCGTGCTAATAATAATTCTTTAGGCTCTTCAACTTGATTAGATTTAGATTTATCTTCCCAAGTTCTAACCGCAGCTTTCCAATCTTTCATTTTGTTTTTTCCTACCATCCATCCTTTTGATTCATAGAAGTCAAAGAACTTTTGCGAATCTACCTTATTATTTCTTTCCTGACAATAAGCCGAAACTTCTTGAAGTGAAGGCACTATAAATAACATTCTTTCTTTCTTTTCATTCTTGTTAGTTGTTAGTTGTTTGTTAGTCGCTTGTTGATTGTTTGTTAGTGGTTTGTTAGTCTCATCGTTTTGCTCTTGGTAACAATCATATTTTGAGATAGTTACGATAGTAAATTGGCTTGTTGATTTTACTTCAATTTCATTAGTCTTTTCTAACTTTTTTAAAATGGTTCTAATCGTTTGAATTGATATACCAGTAGCGTTAGAAATGTTACCTAAAGACGAAATAAACTGACCTCGTTTTACTTCAATGCCTTGCCACTTTCCATCCTTGTGATTAGCTTTTAAAAGCATATACATAAACAAGTGAACTGCCTCCGATTTATTAAACCATTCCCACTCTAAAAACTTGCGATGTATTTTAATCCATCCTGACATAAAACTCTTTTAAAACTTGAATTAAATCTGCAACCTCTTCTTTTTCAAATTGCACACCCTCTTGGTTTGTGTGAATTATTAAGCGTCCTGTCATTTTTCCGATTGAAATAACAATTTGTTCTTCGCTCAATGTTTCGTAAAATTCTTTTTTAATCATAATTTAAATTTTTAAAAATAAAAAAACCCCTGCATATCCACGAGGCTCGACGTTCGTTTCAATACAAGGGTTAATAATTCCTTTCGAGTTTATGGTGTCGAGCCAACTCTCCTACAAATATAACGTATAACTTTCAAAAAGGTTGCATCAGCTATAAACTTTTTTCGTATTTACCTAATTTTATGTGTCGCTGAATTTTCTTGAACTGGCTATAAGTCTTCGCTTTTAGAACGTCTTTTACCAAGTCAGGTGAATCATCGTAGTAAGGAAGCGTTGCACCGTATAAGACCTCGTCTATTCGCCTTGTAGCTATCTTGTAGTCTTCGTATCCGAAACGATGTAAGTCTTCGTGTTGACGTAGTCCGTGCAGGATAGTAGCGTGGTGTTTACCACCGAACATATTTCCTATTTCAGTTAACGTGTAGTCAATTTTGCGCAGTTCGTTGTAAAGGTAGTATCTGCGATATAGATAATCTCTGCTGCGGTTTTTTGATTTCAAGCCGTATTCATTTATAAGGCTTTCTATAAGTTCTACTTTCGTCATTTCGGTTCTATTGGTGTTACTATAAATTTTCCGTCATTGTATCTGCCTGTCACAAGTAAGTCGTGTTTCTTCCAATAGGCTAAAGATTGCGAGGTGAGTATCCATTCTTGGACTACTGCTAGTCCTATTTTGTATGTTAATTTGTATCTCATAGCTTTTCAATTTCGTGTTTTACTTCTTTCCAAAAATCTATTATTAATCTATTTTGCCAAGCATTCTCGTGTAAAGCCTCAATTAATTCATCAACAAATAAACCTGCGCATTTAATTGAATCTTCGTAAACCTCATCGTGCATTAACACGGATGAAAATTGCTCTACTAAATCTATTGCTTTCTCTTTCGGTGTCATATCTCTGTCATTTTAATTTCACAAATTCGGTTGTATAAGTCGTGGTTAAATGATGTCCAAAATCGATTTACCTGATAGTGGTTAAATGAACCAATCAAGCTCATCCTCGTTGATGGCTTCGACATATGCTTGCTCAAAGTAGCACTGTTCGTAGAGCTTGGCGAGGTATTCATCGCATTCTTTTGTTTGTTTGATAGTAAGTTTTTCATAATAGTATTTTTCAGTTATTTTATAATCGCCATAAGAGTCACCAACTCGGATAGTGTAGGTTGCCATAGTTATGCCATTGGTCTCGGTGTCTCCCACATCTTCGAATTCCACGAATAAATCAACTGCAGCTTCGCCAAATACTTTGATGCACTCGTGGTCACGGATATCTATATCAATCATTTTATTTGAATTTGTCGTTATAAACGTGGTTGACATATTTGTCAAATGACGGCTTTAGTTCGTAGGTCTTTTTTTGATACGTTTGGTTGTCTCGTGTTTTTGCATCTAACACTGGGTAAGTGTTCGTTGAAGCTAACCAACATAAAAACGCAAACCCTAAAACTGCCGTAACTGCACCACCTAAAATTTGTCTCTCGTCCTGATTCAATCCTTTGAACCAAACTACATACTGATTAATTGATTTCATTTTCTTCGATTGTTTGTAATAAATTTAATACTGCACCCCAAGCTCCTAATGCGTAGCGTGTGTGTTTGTGGTCTACACCATACCAAGTTTTGCATTTCTGCAAGTCCTCATACAACTCCTGCTCTTTGTTGCGGATGAGTTCTAAAATTTCGTCTTTTTTCATAGCGTTTTTGTTAAAAGATTATATGCAAATATAGATACTATTCACAACATACCAAACTTTTCCACAACTTTTTTTAACATTTTTTTAGATTTCCTTATTTTACAAGGGTTGTAGAGGCAAAGTTTTTTTTACGTTTTAAGGTTTTACCCTTATTTTGTGACAAAGTTCGTAAGGTTTTACCCTTACTTTGTGACATAACGTACCCTGTAAGGTACAATATATTGTGATTTCGTCCTTTTTATGACAAATTATTACTTATCGGGTATAAATAATCACACTTTAAAGTGGGTTTTATGTGTAATATATTATGCAGAAAGTCGGAATTTTGCCGTTTATGTATGTTATAACTAACAAAAAAGCCACCCGAATGGATGGCTCTTACGCTATGAATAAGTGGCAGGTGTCACAAATATACTAAAAGATGTGAGATAAACGTGCTATTTGTCCGTGTTTTTTATGATGTAAGAATCCTTCTATAGCTTTTGGAGCGTGCTGATAGCCGTTTCGGTGATGCCAAGAGTCCGCACCTGATGCAGAACGCAAAGATTCTACGGTTACTCCCTGATAGTCTTTAGACAACTTGTGGTGTACATGGTGCATATAAACGTACCTATGCTTGGTTAAGCTCCAGTCTAAAGGAAACTCAGTAGCCAACAATAGCGGTAAGTCTTGCTGCTTCGCTCCATCTCCGTGAGTAGTGCCGATTAGATTCTCTCCGTATCTATATGCCTTGCGATGTTGAAGAGAGCAGTCGAAAGTAATGTTTGCAGCCTGACGAAAATGTGTTTTAATAACATCAGCAAGAAAGAATCCGTGAGTGTAATCATGGTTAGAAGGATTGAACACAAAATGCACATCAGCCAAAGAAATGAGTTTTTCAAGAATCTCAACATATAATTGTTTTGCGGTTAAAAAATTACGATACCACATACCATCGGTGTCTTGTGGAGTGCCTGACGTGGTTGTTCGTCTTGGTGTGTCTATGTGGAGAATATCGTTTCCACCAACGAATAGAATCTTGTCTATATGAAATCCTGCGGACTTGTCTAAAATGCCTTGTACACCTTCTAAAACACGTTGTACGGCTATCTGAGAGTTGTAGTCTTCTCCTGTTTCAAACGCATCGCATAACTTACCTATGTGGATGTCAGCAGGGTCTATGACTAAGAGATGTCCTTCTTCGCTTTGAGTTCGTGTTAACGTAGGATAAGACGGACTATACTCAGCCAAATCTCTAATTAACTCATCTTTGAACTCGTTAAACTTGTCTTGTTGTCCGTTAAAGTTTGGATTTTTAAAGAAAAGACTTGCCTCTTTGTTTTTTATCCATCCGTGTTTTACGTCCTTTTCGTCTAACCCAAGTGCATTAGCTTCGTTTTTTATCGCTCGGTATTGTTCGATGATTTGTACCTCATCTGATTTTAAGCGATAGCGTGTTTGTTTCATAGCGGGTTTTTAAAGTTACGAAGTAGCCAGTTTGTTATCATTCCTACTGCAAATCCTAAAACTAAGAGTAATATATTAGGTTTAGTATTTTTGTGTTTTTCTGTTTTCCATTTCACAACCTCAACTTTTTCAATCATTCGTAGGGTATCTCGCTTGAGTCTATATTCAATCTTCGTCTGAAATCGTGTTTTAGGCACGTAGGAACGCTTGTAACGCACGATTGTATCTTTTTGGACTATTACCTTCTCCCAAGCAATAGAATCTCTTAAAACGTACGGAATTGAGTCAACTGAAGTTATACGAATTGTATCAGCGCCACCCCCCTCGCAACGATAACCCTTCTTAATCGCCTTATTTATATGGTAATTAACACCGCAAGATGTCGCAAGTATTGACAATATTAGCGACAAAATAAGTTTATTTCGCATACTCAAAATGCATGAAATCGAACCCCTTCTCTCTACCAAGTGAGATGAATCCGTGTTTGTAAAATATGTCAATCATTTCTTTGTATTCAGGACGAGCAAATCGTGCAGTCTTGCTTGTTTCTTTCAGCGTGTTTCTTGCAGGGTCTAAGTCAATAGCAATACCGAAAGCGTGCTTACTCCAAGACGTGCCACCTCGCATCTTGCGATAGTTGAAACATCCTCCGTAAAGGTCTATTCCTAACTCTACAAGGCGATTGTACCCATACACGGATAAAAGCTCGTTAAACACCTTTAAAAACGCATCAGCTACGTCTTTATGGCATCTCATCTTTGTCACCATTGTTTTAGTATCCCAAGCAATGCGCATAGGATAAGGCAGTTTGATTGTAGTTAGATACGTACCTGATTCGTTAGGTAGTCCGTATTTTGCTATGGCTTGTGCGGTTGTCAGCATTTGTCAAGTTTTTTGAGTTAATAAGTTGACATTAATAAACCCCGACAACAGTATCATCGGGGGATTCTCGGTGTTCACCTATGGCGAGCAGTCGAGTGTAGTTACTTCAATTCTTCTACTTGCTCTTTGCTACGCTTAACAAATTGCATAAATTTTTCCCAAACATTGATACCAGTTACCGAGAAGTAGTTTTCGTTAATGCTCTTAACTTCCGTGAATACGCAGAAGGCAGTAAATGCTTTTGTGAGTAGAAGGTCTACCGAAATGAAGTAAGCTAATAAATCCGCAAGGATGAACTTTTCAAGAAGAAAGATAAATACTATAGCACCTGAATACAAAAGGCTTTTAGAAATCGTATTTGAAAGCCTGCGTGAGCTTATTGAACACCATCCGTTTTTCTTTACGCTGCGCCATACTCCGAATCCCATATCCAAAATGATAGTAGCAACTGCCATTAGAACCATAGGCTTTACAGGTGCGAGTACGGCAAATATTGAAAACACGAATAATAAGGATTTAGATTTCATTATTCAGCAGGTGTATATGTTATTTGTTCAAGTTCTAATAGCTGCTCATGAATCTCGCTGAAGTTTGAGTCATTCAATACCTCGAGACCTACGATGTACCTGCCGCTTCCATCAATTGCAAAAATCAGTTTATATACATCATTAGTGTAGCCGTTCAATGCGTTGTATTGTTCTTCGTTTGGATGTAGAACTATCATAGTGAAGATTTATAAGTGTTCCAAGAATTAATAAAGTTGGTATGTTCTGAAATCATTGAAGCTCCCATTCCATAAGCTGCGCAAGTGTGCGTGCCATAGTTACCTGATGAACGTAAAATCCATTGATTAGCAGAAGCAACGCTCGCTGATGTTTGAACTGCAATTTGTGAAGTCGTGCTATTGTAGGCAGTTATTGCCGTTGAGGATGTTCGGTGTATTGATTTGGTGTTTGCCGTTGAATTAATGTCAATGGAAGGTACGGCATTATTTGCACCTGAATTGATACGCTGCGAACCTATTACACCTAATGTTATCGAGTTGATTCCACTTGTATTTCCGTCAAACCTACCTGTGCCTATCGCGTGAGTAAAGAAGTAGCGAGAAGCGTTGTTCTGAGTGTACTGAACTCCTTGCGTTGCAGGGTTAAAGTTTGTGTCAATAAAGCTGCTTGTTCCGTTGCCTGTGAAGCCTTGATTGCTTGTAAACGTAGGAGACGAAGCAATGCCTGCTTGATTAGCAGCAGGATTCTTCCAATTGAGCGTAGCAAATGATGAACCGCCATCTTGAGCGAATACATAGAACACATCAAGTTTTGCCCAAACACCCGTAGACTTTAAAGAAGTAAGCAATGTGTTTTGCTTGAGTTTAACTGCATCACTCGGCAAAGAATAACCCAATTCAATTGCTTTATCTAAAATTGCTTGATATTCGGTTTCGTAAGCCAAACCAACTATATCCGTAAGTCCTGCCCAAGATACCTCGTGAGAATCTCCCCAAGATATTGAGTTATTGACTGCGCCTTGCCCCCAACCTATTGCATTGTTACTTGCGCCATCTCCCCATCCGTTACTATTTGCCATTTTCTTGCTTGCTTAAATAGATTCGTAATTTTTCTACATTCGTGTTTTTAGGGCTATACTTCAAACCCTTTGGACGATTTTTTTTCATATAAACCAACTGGTGTAATTATTCGTAGTATCAGGGTACATATCTTGGTCAACGTTTTGATTGTACTCAGGGAATAGGTCTTGATTAAAACTCATGTAAGAAATGAAACGCTCCGTGTAGTGTTGAGCAATTTGTCGCTCTTTCTCTAACAAAAAGTCTACTTCGTTTTTCTCTACGTTTTCAGCGTTCTCGGACGAGTGCTTGTAAACTCCTTTGTTAGCAATTGTGTAAGCTGCGAAAGGTAAATACTCAACCATTGACCAATGTATCAGCATAGGCTTTACATACGTCTCTACAAGTGTCTCGTAGTTACCTGTAAGCGTGTTTGCGATAATTAACGTTTGTAGCTTCTCAAGTAGTTTAGTACCTAAGTAGGATTGTATGTGTATGTCTTGAGCAATCTTGACGAACTGAATAAACTTATCAGTATCTACATTGCCGTTGACTGCCGTAAAACGAACTAAATCGTCTCGTGTTATTAGTAGTGCCGTTGCCATTATTTCTTGCCGTAAATAGGGTTAGTAGGTAAAAAGCCGTTGTAAGGCATATCAACAGGACGCACGAATACTTCTTGTGGATTCCTAACACGATATCCTGCCTTTTCTGCTTTGTTAGTGCTGATAGTTTTAGCGTTTGGATTGGTAGGGTCTATTCCCATACCTTCTTCAAATGATACATAGGTTCTACGCAACCATTTGTGATGGCAGTTACCTCCACCTTTAAACTTAAAAATGTCGTATGTAGAAGCTCCGTTAGCACCCCATCCTGCATTTACAGGTTGATTGCTCATTCTAACAATATCTTCTTTGCGATAAACTTTGTTTGCAGTAGTCATCTTCTTGCAGAACTCACGAGATTTAGCAGATGTGTCACCTGAATAAACGTAGCGAGTGATGAATTTGAATCCGTCAATAACTTTATCTTGTTCAGATTTGGCTTTAGGGTTTGCAGTTCCTGTGCTTACAAAATTGTAAACTTTAGATAAAAGAGATGGTTTGCGATTGCTTGCCATTTCAATTTCTGCGTCTATTGCATCTTCTTGCTCAAGGTCAACCTCAAACTCGTCAATCAATACCCACTTTTCATCAGGCATCTCTCCGCACTCAATAAGTGCATCTGCAATCTCATTGTCAAGAGCTTCGTGTTTACTTAACTCCGTACCTGTCTCCTCTGCAACTTGCTCTTCGGTAACTGCGTTTTCTAAGTCTACAAACTCAAGCGGCTTGAGAGTCTTGAAGAATAGGTTTAAAGAGATGTTGTTGAAAGCTAAAATCTTGTCAATGGCATCGATTATCTCCTCTTGAAATGGCTTAATCACCATATTATTGAAGAGGATAAACGAGTTCTCAAGCTCATCAGCGTTAGACGAGAATCCGTTAGACGAGGCAACACCAAATAAAAGCGGTGACGTGACGTTGTGTCCGAGCATGATTTTACGCAAGCATTCTTCACTTAAATACGTGTAGTGTTCAGGTGCGTCATTCAAAGGAATATCCTCAACCGTAGTACGAGTATCCATATTGTCGTTGAACGCTACGATTACTTTCTGACCTTTAGAACCAGTCAACTTGCCGAGAACCTTTGAAGATATTATTTCTTGCTGCTCTAATGTAGGCACTCCGTTATTGAAGTTGACAACCTTAGTTCCTGAGAATCCGTTTTGTACTTCATTGATTAGGTAGTCGGAAATTTCTTCCTCAAGGAGGCAATAAGGTACTGCTCCTTGATAGTCAACGTAGGAATAGTATTTCATTCCGACTGAGTAAGGCTTGCTGAATAGGATTTCTACCTTCTCGTTGGTAAATCCAAATGCAGGGAATCTCTTAGGAACGTATTTCTTGATGTCAGTCCAATCGTCCGAGTAGTAGTATCCTTCTATTTCTCCGTCTTTGTTACATTTTTCAGCACGCAACAAGTTTACAGGGATGTGATAAGCCTTGAGAATCTTGTCGTGCTTGTCGTTGTAGTGTACTTGGATAGCAAACTGCCCGAATAACTTGCGGTCAAAAACAATCTTACGCAAACATTCCTTAGAAATTAAGGTCATCATTTGAGCGTACTCATTAGGCTTGCGGTTAGCGTCAGTAGCTGACAATCCTTTGCCGTAAATCAAACGAGCAATGTTATTGATAATGGCATTGTTAGTTGTAGAGTTCGTGTATCGGTCAATCAAGAACTGATACGCGTTGTTATCCTCTCCGTAATCTACCCAAGCCTCACGCTTGCTCTCCTGAATTATAGGAGTAGTGTAAGCGGATAGATTTAAAACGTGTATGTTACTCATAAACGATGTATGTATTTGCGGTTGTATTTGAAACGTACTCACCATTGTTAACCGAGAAGTTTACGATGTTTTGGTCAGTACAAAAGATGCGGTCTTTGTATACGATGTCAGTTCCTTGTTTTAGAATCAAGTCGTAGAAGTGTCCTTCTTTTAATGCGAAGGATGCAGTTATCGTGTTTACGTAGTCTCCTTGCGTTGAACTGGTGATTGCAATTGTTGCAGGTGTGTTTGTTTGGTCATCCGTTATAATCATTGTATTGAATGAACCTCTCGGAATAAACGAGAACGTCTGCGCTGAAGTAGATGTAGTTAAAACTATCATACTACTACAAGTCAAAAGATTGATTTTGTTTTAAAATAAAAAAGGGAGACCGAAGCCTCCCCTTTAACGCTATGAAAAAACGATTAAGCAGTAACGATAGTTGTAGTTGCACCAAAGACGTCACCTGACGAACCTGTAAGACCTGCCTCAGATGTGCAGTCAAGAAGATTCGCAAGTAAAGTTTCAGTAGCTACAAATGTCAAAGTGTAACCATTAAGGTCACCCATTGCAGTACCATTTGATACGTTAGCAGTAGTCAACTCAGCACCATGCTCAAGACCCATCATAAAGAATTGGTTATTGCGGTTTCTTACTACAATTTGTGGACGTCCGTAAGCTAACAATTTAACCGACTTGTGAGTAGTAGCATCTTGCTTTTTCAAAGTCATTGTTAATGTTTGCTCTACGAATGTAGTTCCATTTTCACGTGAAGAGGTAACAACTTGCTCAAAAGAGTTTGTTCCTTTTAGTTCGTATTTGTAAAGTGAAGTTACGTTAGCAATAGTGTCGATAGTATCAGTACCTGCAACATAGGCAACATCCGTTTCAGGATTGAAATCACCATAGTTAATAAAGTATACTGCGTCAATTCCACCTACTGCGTCTTTACATACTTCTAAGCGTCCGTTTGCGAGTTCACAAGCCATATTTTAAATTTTTAAGGTTATAAAAAAGGGAGGAGCGTAGACCCCTCCCAAATTAATTAGTAGTAGCTAATATTAGTTAGCAGAGTTTGTGATTCCGTAAGTAACAACGTCAGAAGCAAAACCGTATTTAGCATCTGCGGTGAAACGCATTACTACGCGGCAATTTTGTGAGCCGTCAACATCACTTAAATCCAAAACCTTCACCTCATTTAAATCCGAAAGTAAACCAGTCGCAAAATAAAGGTTAGATTTTTGAGCAAGCAATGCTGTGTTAGAAGCCATACCGTTAGCCATGAATACACGAACACCATCAAAGTAAACATCACCAAGTTGTTGGTTTGTACCTTTGTTGTCGTAACCGTTAGCACCTACACCTGAAGCAGCGAAGCCACCCAATGCACGAACATAAGCACGATAAACGTTAGAAGAAACGTAGAGTGTCAAGTCTTCTTTTCCGTAAAGGGCAGCAGGACAAGCGTCAACGATTTTACCAAGCTCAGTGATTACGTTAGCAGCAGTAACAGTAGTACCTGCAACTTCTTGAGCAGATGGAAGAGCTGCATCAGTAGTCAATTGAGTCATGATACCTGCGAACTGACCTGCAGTTGCGTTAACACCTTGCCAAATTGAAGTCTCCATACCTGCAGCAACTTTCTCTGCAGCGTGTGCGATTAAGAAGTCAGCGAAAGATTTAGGGAGAACGTCAAATGCAGAGTAACCCATTTGGATAGCATCCCAATCTGAACGGAAGTCAGACTTACAAAGTTGCAAGTTAACTTGGAAGCTCTCGGGTTGAAGGATACGCTCTGTCAAAGTGATAGTAGACGTAGGGTCAAAATCACAAGTAGCGTTTTTGATGATGTCATCAGTAGCAACGCGTTTGATAACTTGCTTGTATTTAACGTTAGGCATGATAGTGATACCGCCTTTGTCAAGGGTTGGAGCAGACAATAAAGCTGCTGCGATGTACTTACCTGCGAACTCGCCTGCGTAAGTAGTAGTAATTGAAGTTGTTGTTGGCATTTCTTCGTTTAAATTAAGTTATTAAATATTATTGAATTTTTCAAGGATTGAATCCATTGTAGAACGACTGCGATTTTTAGCAAGGCGCATTACTTCTACTTTAGTTTCGTTTTCAGGGTTGAATGAAATAGGTTTAGGCTCTTCGCTCAATTCAACTGGTGCGACTTCTTCTGCAACTTCAGTTTTTGACAAAGCGATTTGTGCTTTTAACTCTTCGTTTTCTTTTTTCAAGGCTTCGATTTCGCTAAAGAAAGATTCTTTAGTTACTGATTCGATGATTTTCTTTGCGGTAGGTGCAACAGGCTCTTGTGCCATTTCTTCTTCAGCAGGCATTTCAGCTTCAGGAGCTTCAACTTCTACCTCTACTTCAGGTTCAGCAGCTTCACGAATGTCAGCAATGATACCTTCTTCGATAACTACCAAGATACGACCATCTTCGAGTTCGTAGTCACCTACAGGAAGTGCAATACGTTGTTCGTCTTCAGTTAGGATAAACACAGGTTGACCTGCTTCGAATACTTCTGCTTCAAGCATAGATACACCATCAGTAAGGCGCATAGTTTCCAACTTCACTTCCATTCCAAGAAGTGTGCGGACTTTGTTTAAGAGTGATTTTTCGTTCATTTGTTTTTATTTACCTATTGTTTTAACTGCATCCATTGAGTTCATAATTGCGTCATCAACTTGAGTCAACAATGAATAAGCATCTTGCAATTCTTTAAATGCAGGGAGTTGTTTTACATCTAAACCTAAATCAGCAGCTTGTTTTGTCAATGTGCCTTCAATTTTAGAAAGTTCAGCAGTTTTCTTTTTTGCAAAATCTTTATTCAATAAAACATCGGGATAAACTGATTTTAATGCAGCAACTGCTTTTTGTACCGTAGCATCACTTTTTAAGAACCTTGTTACTTGTTGTTGTGCTTGTTTTTTAGCAGCAGCAATGTCTTCAATAAGACCTAACTCAATCTTGTGAGATGCTAATTCAGTTGCTTGTTCGTACTTGAACAATTTTTCGTAGATAGATTTTTGTGTGTTCATATGTATATAACGATTTATAGATTATTTGTTGCGTTTTTATCCGTTTTCACGTACGATAGTTCTAACTCCGCTTACATCAGTTCTTGTAACGTTGTCCACTGAACCTACTGTCTTACCTACTCCTTGTGCTTGTAGACTTCCGTCACAACATTTGTTAGAGTATTTTCCGTTTTCACATAGGCAACCTTGTCTTGCGCCTGCTCTTGGACTTGATTTACTTGGTGTTTTGAATTTCATTTTAATAAGTTTTTAAGTTGTTCTATGATTGCGTGTTTTTCTTGTTCCTCACGAGGTGAGTCAGGCATCTTGTCAGCGAAGTAACCCTCAATTGAGAATCCTTTTACCTTGCCGTCTTTTACATCTTTCCAAACCTCATCGTTGTCTACCTTCATAGAAATCATCCACGTTCCTTTCGGTAGGTTGAATCCGTATAACTGGCTTTTGTCTATCTTTTCGTCTTCGATTAGCCATGATTCTACCGCAGTCATTCCTGTAATGGCTTTTTTGTGTTCGAATGTTGCGCTTGATTGGTTGCCGTTTATAAAAAATAATTCCATAGCTCTACGTACGGTGTCTTCTGAAAAGTAGATATAGAACTCCTCCTCTTTGTTTCTGCGGTAAATCTTCTTGTTTGGGATAAGAGCAGCACCCATTAAGATACGTTTCTCGGTGTCTATTTCTTTGAGTTCTACTTCGTGTTTTGCTAAGGCTACAAAGTTTTCTTCTATGGCAGGTGCTTCGACTACTGACACGGCATTGATGCCGCCTTTAAGGTCTTTTTCGTCAATGATTAGCTCTAATACTTTCATGTTTTTGTAAGTTAAATTTGTTACAATGTTGCGTTTTTAATTCTATTGCGGTCAAGTGCCTGTGCTGATGTGACCTCACCACTTACTACATACGCTTGGATTGGTTGTTGTTGGATTTGTGCGAGCTGATTCATTCCTGAACTACCTACGACATTGAAGTTTGGTGCTTGAGCCGCTGAACCTCCAAAAGAATTACTAAGGTTTCCACCGCCACCGCCACCGCCATCATTCGGGACTTTTACTGCGGTAATTGCTTTGATGTTTTTAATACCTGCTGCAATTGCCAAACCTGCGTTAATAGGTGCAAGTATAGTTCCTACAATTGGAACTCCAACCGTAGATGTGTATGCCTTTTGAGCAGATAGATAAGTGTCAATAGTTGCTTGAGCAATTGCTGCTGCTTTACCTGCTGCAGATTCTCTACCAAATAAGTCTGCAACTTGACCAAGAGTATCGGACGTAGCTTGTAAGGCTTCATTCATATCAGCAATTTTTTGCTTGTGAAGTTCCTTCTCAGTTTTGGCTATGTCTAATTTTAATTGCAGTCCGTCTTTTAGTCCTTCATTCTCTAACTTTTGAAACTCTAACGTTTTGTCTAAAGTGGCTTTACGAATGTCAAGTTTTTTAACCTCCATATCTTGGAGAATAGAAACCTCTTTTTCTGCCTCCTCAACTACCTTTTCAGCAGATTTTGTTACTACCTTTTCAGCAGGTTTATTAATTTCATTGAGTTGTAATTGAAATCCTGCAGCAGTATTTTTAAGTTCGTTTAGTTTTACTTTTGTTTCGTTGATAGTTTTGTCTGCCTCTGATGCGGTTTCCTTAGGGTCAAAGAAATACTCTGCCATTGATTTAGCAGCACCTGAAGTCATCTTAGTTATCTCTGAGTTTATATTAAACGCAGTAATTTTTCCAAGTCCTAATGTTTCAGATACTTTATTGGCAGCCATTATAGTCAAGTCAATAGGAGCGGCTAAGTAGCGTAATACAAGCGCAGCAGCTTCTAAGCCTAATCTTAAAACAATTCTGAGAATGTTTTGATTTCTTTTTGTAGCCTCTACCTCAGCTTTCTTAGTAGCTTCTTGTTGTGCTAACTGAGCTTCCGTTGCTTTAATTACTGCTTTGATTTGAGTGATTTTCATTTCAGTAATCTGCTTCTCAGTTTTACCTTGAAGTCTTAGGATATTTTCTTGACCTGAAATCGAATCAAATTTCTTTTGCTGAATGTTTACGTTTGCTTGAGCTTGTGCATTTAGTTTTTGTTGTTCCGAACTTACCCCACCAACGGCAGATTTAATGTCATCCCAATACGCAGCAAGAGTACCTACTGCAACAACAAGTAAGCCAATACCAGTTGAACCGATAGCAGCCTTCATAGCTAAGCCAAATGCCTTGATGGATGGGATAGCCTCACGGAATCCTCTAACACCATCAGCAATAGCCATTGCAGACTGAACTTTAAGTAATGCCTCCTCTACTTGCGCTGATTCCGCACCAAAAGCACCCATAGTACCCTGAACAAGTTGGAATCCTGCCGCAGCACCACCAAGCGCACCGCCTAACTTTTGAGACATTGTACTTGCAGCAGCGTCAACTGCCATATCCGTTTGGATTTGGACTTTGCGATAGTTGCCGACAGTCTCTAATAAATCTTTGTATTCTTGTGTTGCCGTTTGTCCTGCATTGGCTAACTCATACAACCTATCTTCTGCCTCACCCATTCGAGTGGTAAGCGGTTGCAAGTCTCCGTAAACTTCCTCAAAGCTCTTGTTAACATCGTTAGTTGCTTTGGATAGGTTCTCCATTGCATTAACTGCCTGTTTAGTGTCTACGTCTATTTTTATGGTTTTAACCTCTGCCATTTGTCTTATTTGTTAGTTGTCGTTTTCCTTGTTTCCACATTTTTTTCATAGACGTGGTTAGTTCGTGTTTTCCTTTGGCTATGTCTATCAACTCTGATTCTCCGTAAAAGTTGTCAAGTTGTAGCATTGAAATTATTTGCTTTATCATTGTTGTATAATATAAAAAGATTCAGTTGTTCTGCTTCCGTCTAAATACAGGGATTTCGCCTCAATAGTGTAAATCGTTCCTGACGTTCCCGCGGGTATGCCTATCAATGTACTTCCGCTCGCATACAGCGTATCGGGCGAGAATGTTACGCTTCTATTAGAACACGAAAGATTCACCTGAGTTGCGCTATTTGGTAGGTTGATTGTATAGTTAACGCTTCCTCCTGATGTTGCTACTTTTGGATTTGGTGTTGTTGAGTTTACTATAGGTCTAAAATCTAAGATGAGTTGCAAGTCAACATCTCCTGTAGTTAGGTTCGTTTTCATCTCGTTAATTATGTACCTTCTATCTCTGATTACAAGCCTATCATTTAGCTGCAATCCTGTCAATAAGCTCACAGGCAGTTTTGCTTTGATGTTAACTAAACGCTGCTTGATGTTGTAAAGGTTGTACAGGTAGCTAAAATAGTAATTAGCAAATAGCGTGTTTTGGATAGGATAGTCAAGTATTGTACTTGTTTCAGGCGCAAAGTTCAAAGTGTAGTCCGTGTTATTGTATTTCAAGTCTTGACCAAATGGAGTGTAGTCGTTTACCGTTGTATGTCCTCCTCCATCATTTGCCCATTTAAAGTCTGAGACCTGATTTCGGTACTGATACAAAAGAACAGGCTTTGGTATGTATGGCGCAAATTCCGAGTTTAAAGAGT